GGCGTCTTCGCAGTGATCTGGCCAGTCGTGGATCATGAGCCTGTGCTCTGGGTGGGGATCGAGCCATCCGCAGTCGCACAGGGCGCGCACCAGCTCTGCCGGATCGCGGTTCTCGGGCCAGCCGACGGCGGCTGCGATTGCCTCATCCGGGAATCGCCCGATATCGCCCGCTGGCGCATAGCGGGCGGTGAAATGCCAGAGCAGCTCCAGGGTTCCGACGGCCATCGGCCAGGGGACCCCCAATCGCCTGGCCAGCGCCTTGGTCTTAGGGTGCTCCGGGGTGCCCCGTTTCACGGCTCCTCCTTTCCAGCACGCTTCAGGTACTGGCGGCAGAACTCGTGCAGCCTTTCCACCTCCACGCCCTGGTCCCATCGCCGGGGCACGCGCAGGATCATGCGGCAATAGCTTGCCGCGCCCTGGGGGTCGCGCCTGGCGAGCTCGCGAATCCAGGCAATCTCATGCTCGGTCGTGTACCGGTAGCTCATGCTGACTCCTCCCGTCCCCATCAAGGAGCTGGAGCGCTTCCTGCGCGCTGTGGACTACGCCGGTCAGGGCGCCAGCGCGCGCCCACTGCTTGAGCCTGTGCTGTTGCAGGGGCGTGGCGGTGCAGCCCGGGCGCTTGATCTCGATTTCAAAGTGGCGGCCTCGGTAGCAGCCGTACAAGTCAGCGTCGCCGGCGTAGCTTGCCGCGCTACCGTGCCGCTTGCGCACCACCAAGCCGGGAACGCGGCGCAGGGCCTGCAGGATGGCCCGCAGGATGGCAGATTCGCGCGATGGAACCTTCACGGCGAGCTCCTAAAAGGGAACCGCTTCCTCGGGTCGCTGGACGTCGGCTTCTAGCTCGACCGGCATGCGCTCGACCAGGGGTTTGAGCATCTCGTGGTACTGGCGGGCTCGCTCTCGTTCCGCTTCGCTGAGCCGACGCACGAAGGCGAAGGTGGCGCGGCTGTAAGCGATGCCTTGGGCGTTCTTGGTGCGTTCCAGGCCCAAGCGCGTGACGACCGCGTACTAGGGCACGGCTTGTGCGGTGAGCTTGAGCAAGTATTGTTTGGCGGCCTTCAGGCTGGTGGGCGGCAAGCTGATGACCTCAGGCAAAAGCAGGTTGCCGCGCAGAACAAAAAGCTGCTTGATCTGCTTGCAGGCCTGAGCGCGTCCGCCGGGCACGCTCTCCCAGCGGGCCAGTGGGCAGGCCAGGCAGGCGCCGCCCGGATGGCCGCGCCCGCTGCTGCCATCGCCCGACCAGCAATCGGGCGGCTGGCCACCGCCGCTTTCCGAGAGGGGCTGGGCGTAGTAGGCGCGGGTGTCGCGCGCCAGCACGATCACGCCTTCGATCACGGGCTCCATGCTCTCGCCTTCCAGCGCGGGCACGGCCCACTGCAGTCCGCCCCCGGCCGGCATTTTGATGCGGGGCAGATCGAACTCCGACAGCCCGCCGGCGCCGATGTTGGTGCTGAGGGCGGTGTTGATGGTGTCCAGGTCCGTGTGCAGGGCCAGGATCACGGCCTGGGAATCGGGTTGTGCCAGTGGTTGCGTCATGGTTATGCCTTTCTGGTGCGAAGGGAATGGACAAAGGAAATCTTCAAGCTGTTGCCCAGAGGCGCAGGCAGTGCGGCGCGCACCTCCTCCTCGGTGAACAGCCGCTCCTGCTGTTGGCAACGCAGGCGGACCTCTTCGGCCAGCTCGCGCACGAAGGCCTTGAGCGACTGCGTGTTGTAGTTTTCCGAGACGTACTGGGCGAGCTCGCTGGCCTTCAAAGCCGCGATGACTTGGCTGCGGCCGTTCAGCGGGCTGGCGTAGACGTCTTGGGCCAGGTAAACGGTGTAGCCATCCAGTTTCATGGAGGCGACCCCGTCGGTGACAAACTGCGGCACCAAGGCCTGCTCGAGATCGTCGAGCCGTGCGGCCACGGCTTTGAGTTCCGCATCCAGATCGCGCTTGCGCTTTTCCAGCGCGACGAATTCTTTGAGTTGTTCCATGTTCATGGCAGTTACCCCTTGATTTCGGCGAGGATCGCCTGAATGACTTCGGCGCGGCGCTCGAGCGCGCGCATGATGCGCTCGTCCACAGTGCCTTTAGCGACCAAGTGGATGTGCTCGACCGGGCGCGTCTGGCCTGGTCGGTGCACGCGCGAGCGCGCCTGATCGTACTCGCCTAGCGAGAAGCTGAGCGAGTAGTAGAGAGCGTAGCGGGCGCGGCTCAAATCCACCCCTACGCCGCCGCTAGAGATCTGCACCGCCAGCACCTGAGCCTCGCCGGCCTGCCAGCACTCGAGCTCATCCCGGCGGCTGGAGAGTTCCCGACAGGTGGAGCCCAGCGAGGCGCAAGCCTCTTGGACGGCATCCAGGTCAGCGTGGAAACGGCAGAAGACCACCACCGGCTCCTTGGTTCCGATGTCCTCCAGCGTGTCTTCGAGCAGCCGCTGTTTGGCCCAATCCAGGCGCCGATAGCGCTCGTCGTCGGTTTTGACCCAGCCGCCCGTGAGTTGCTGGAGGCGGAGCAGTTTCACCATGGCGTTGGCGGCCGTGACCCGACCCTCACGCACCTCGGCCATGAGGACTTCTTCCAGGTCGCGGTAGATTCGGCGTGCCTCTGGGGAAAGCTCGCAATGGTAGGTTACTTACACCTCGGGCGGCAGCTCGAGCACGTCTTTGGCGACGCGGAAGGTCACGCGCCGCATGAGCCCCTCCAGCTGGTCGAGGTTTTGGTAGGCGGTGACCTGCTTGTTGTGGAAGCCGCCCGGGACGGCGTAGGTTTGCTTGAAGGCGTGGAAGGAGGGGCCGAAGAGGGAGGGGTCGAGGAAGCGGAACTGGGCGTAGACATCCAGCGGCGAGTGCGGCAGGGGCGTGCCCGTGAGAGCGAGGCGGTGGCGCGCCTGGTGGCGCAGCCGCTTGAAGTATAGCGAGGCCTTGCCGCCGGGACGCTTCAGCTTGTGAGACTCGTCGGCCAGGACCAAGTCCCAGGCTTGCCGTTCGGCCCAGCTCGCGAACGGCTCCCGCCAGGCCGAGTCGTAGTTGATGACGGCCACAAAAGGGAGGGCTTTGGTTTCGGCCAGCCGCAACTTTTCCTCGGCCAAGCGCTGCTTGTCGGTCACGCTGCCAACGTCCTCATCCAGCGCTACGGTGACCAAGGGCACATCGAGGTGATGCTCAAGCTGCTCAACCCACACCCGGATGACGCGCAAGGGACAGGCAATGAGCACCCGCATGGCGCGGAGGGCGAGCAAGATCATGCAGGCCATCAGGCTTTTGCCCGTGCCCATTTCGCATGCCAGCAGCACGCCCGGCGAACCCTGACTGAATCGCTCCATCGCAAAGTGGTAGGCCGCGATCTGGTGCCGCCAGGGCTTCGTTTTCAGCCCCGCAGGGAGCGCGAGAGGTGGCTTCGGCGCCCCTCTGGGCTCGAGCTTTCGCTCGCTCGCCGCCTTGCCGCGCGGCACCAGCAGGGCGGCAAATCGCTCTGTGCTCTGCAGGTGGGGGATCGAGGAAGCGATGGTTGCGGCATGCAGGCGCGTGGCCGGGTAGGTCCAGGCCTTACGCGCGGCTTCCCAACAGGCGCCCGGAATCCGCTGGCACACGAGCAGATAGGAGAACGGCGCGCGGAGCAGGATGCGTCCCTGATCCAAGTCCGCGATGACCTTTTCGCGGTCCACGACTATATGGTGGGGCAATTTTGCGAAAGAAAGCGGCCCAAAAGCGGCCCGAAGATAAGGCGAAGGCGCGGTCAGTCGCTGCGCAGGCCGCGCTGTAGGAGAGCCTCGATGCGGATGGACTTGGCGGACCGGTCGGGCAAGTCTCCTGAGCGCCAGCCGCGCAGGGCCCTGGGAGTCACGTTCGCCCGCGCTGCGATCTCCTGGATGGTGCACAGGTGGCGCTCGCGGTAGCTGGCGATGAGGCCTGGCCGGAGGGCAAGGGGCGTGGGGGAGGGCGTAGGCTCAGCAGGCCCGAGCTCCAGGCTGTGCGCGGGTAAAGTGACCTCCACGATCTCGAATTGTGTCAGGTCGAGGTGCTGGCCCAGCTCCGTCCACCAGCCTGGGCGGTCGCCCCGGATCGTGAAGACGAGACCGGTTCCCGGATGCCTGAGCGTGACTGCTGTGACAGACCCCCGCAGATCGACGGTCACGGGCCGAAAACGAAAATAGTGGCGCGCCCCGCTGCTCATTCTCCGCCCCTGCGGCCAACTTGCTGGTGTTCCCGAGAGCAAATGAGTGCGAGAGTTGTGATCTTGCGCGAGGCAGGATCGGGCTTCGAGGGGCGGCAAGCTTGCCTTCACCGTCGGCGGCTGCGAGGGTGGGCAGGATAGCCTTGCTGGTCGGCGTGCGTCGAAACCAAATCATATGTGCCCGCATCTGTTTGAAACAGCTCTAGATTGAGTTGTCAGGTTCGTTTCGCTTTCCTCGAGCTTGCGCGAGGAGCGGAGTCGCTCACAATCCAACCCATCCCGGCGGGAATTTCGGAGAGTTAGCCCGCCGGGAGGATCTAGAAGCATGCTGCCACACCTCGGTAAGCGGAAAAATCGCTGATTTTTCCTAACTATGGGGAACGATTAGGGAAATTTTCTCTTGACAGCGGGGTAAGCTGTGCTATAGTTGGTGTAGGTCGCTTTTGCAGCGGCCCCCCAGAGGGAGGCGGGCCCTCTCGAAACAAACCCGCAGCCCACCCTAGCGAGCGCCGGGACGCTCGTGAAACTCCTTCCCGCAGAGTTTTCCCTGTGAGGTGTGTCTGGGTGAATGCTCGAATCCCTCTGTACACCGCCGATGGCGCACTGGCTGAGTGGATCAGTCCCCAGCGGTTGGCCCGCTTAGAGGCCGACGGCATGATCCGCCGGGTGATCAAGCATCCCAAGGGACATGTGTGCCGGGCCTACTTATCTTGCCGGTCGAGCGAAGGCCGTCCCATTGCGTTGCACCAATACCTGGGCACGCGCTACAGCTTTCGCGAGCGCCTGCCGGCAGGATATCTGAGCTGGACGTTGCGGCGCCTGCCTACCGCTTGGCGTCCCTTTTTCTTGGCCACGGTGCTCGAGCGCTGCCGCGATGCAGCGCGAGCCGGGTGAGCCGAGCCAGCTGGAGCAGGCTGGTGGCCGGGAGCTGAGGGTTCGGGGATGGGCTCCGGGTGGCAGCGCGGGGATGTGATTGGGCTGGCCCATGGCAGATGCCCGTGGTGTCATGGCCTGGGTCTCCGGCGTCATTCACGCGGCGTGCGGCCTTGTAAGTGCGCGCTCAAGAAGATCTTCCGGATTTGCTTGGCAAAGTATCACGAGCTGAGGCGGGAAGCTTGGAAATATCGTCTTGGCCGGCGGTGGTGGCGGAACATTGACTATCTGGCCGACTTCTTTTTGCTTTGCCGCCGGCAGTTGGATGGCTGGGAGCGGCGATTGTTTCAGATGTATTTTCTGGAGGGCCAGCCCTGGTATGCCTGCGCGGGTAAGCTGGGGGTAGATCGGGGTAATTTCTTTCACGCGGTTTATCGGATCGAGGCCAAGTTAGGACGGGCGCTTCGGGAGACTGAGCCCTATCCGCTCTATCCGCTCTCGGATTACTTTGCTGGTTCGCGGCGTTGGGCGAAAGGGGGCAGGGGGTAAGTTTTGGGCACATCTGCGGGTCCTTCCCGGCCCCGGCAACGGCGGGTGGGATGGGTGGCACGCTGTGGCCACGGTCTGCGCCCGTGCAAGGTTGACAGGTTGACAGATGCGGGCAGGAGTAGTGTGACGTGGCCGCTGGGCGCGAGCTCCTCAGCCAAGCCGAGTACGCGCGCCATCGGGGCGTCAGTCGGCAGTACATCAGCCGCCTAGCCAAGGCCGGCGTGCTGGTGGTGCGCGGCGGCAAGGTGGATGTGACCGCCTCCGACGCCGTGCTCGATGATCGTCCGGAGAAGGTTTCCGAAGCCGCCACCAACGCTCCCGAAGAGGCGGGTGGACAGACGACCAGCTACGCGCAGGCCAAGCTGGCCGACATGCTCTTCCGCGCCCGGTTGCGCAAGCTGGAGTACGAAACTAAGTCAGGCAAGCTGATCCCGACCGACGAGGTCAAGGTCGTGTGGTTCAAGCAGGCCCGGCAAATCCGCGACAAGCTGCTGGCGATGCCGGCGAAACTGGCGCCGCAGTTGGCCGCGCTCGGCGAGGTGCGGGCAGTTCGAGAACTGCTCGACGTCGAGATCGAGGCCATCTTGAGGGGCCTCCAGGATGACCTCCGCTACCGCCGCCATTGACGAATGCCTGGAGCAGTTGGCAGCGGGTCTTGAGCCGCCGCCGCGGCAGACGGTGTCGGAGTGGGCGGATCAGAATCGGTGGCTATCCTCGGAGGCCTCGGCCGAGCCGGGACCGTGGCGAACGGATCGGGCGCCTTATCAGCGCGCCATCTTGGACGCGCTGACGCCCAACAGCCCTTACCAACACGTCGTGATGATGGCCGCGGCACAGACAGGAAAAAGTGAATGCCTACTTTGCCTGGTCGGCTACATCATCGACCGCGATCCGGGGCCGATCCTGGTGGTGCTGCCGCGGGTGGAGGACGGCGAGGCTTGGAGTAAGGACCGGCTGGCGCCGATGCTGCGCACGACGCCCTGCCTGGTGGGCAAGGTGGCTGACGTCCGAACGCGCGACTCGAACAACCGCATCCTGCACAAGCAGTTTCAGGGCGGCAGTATCACCATCGCCGGCGCCAACTCGCCGGCGGGCCTCTCCATGCGGCCGATCCGCTACGTGCTGCTCGACGAGGTGGACCGCTATCCAGCCTCGGCGGGCACCGAAGGCGATCCGGTTAGTTTGGCCATCAAGCGCTCGGCCACCTGGTGGAACCGCAAGATCCTGCTGGTCTCAACGCCCACGGTCAAGGGCGCCAGCCGCATTGAGAGCTGGTGGCTGCGCAGCAATCAGTCCAGCTACTGGGTGCCGTGCCCAGAGTGCAACGCCTCCCAGGTGCTGGTCTGGCCCAACCTGGAGTGGCCTGAAGGGCGGCCGGAGGAGGCCCAGTACCGTTGCGCGCAGTGCGGCCTGCTGATTCCGCCGCACCGCAAGCCGTGGATGCTGGCGCGCGGTGAGTGGCGGGCGGCCAACCCCAAGTCCAAGATCGCGGGCTTCTGGATTTCCCAGCTTTACTCGCCCTGGAAGGAGTGGCCAGAGACGGCGGCCGAGTTTCTGGAGGCCAAGCACGGCGGGCCGGAGACGCTGCGCGCCTTCATCAACACCGCACTGGGGGAGTTGTGGGACGACGAGGCGGAGACCAGCGTCGAGGTGGCCACGCTCATGAACCGGCGCGAGGCGTTCGGTGCGCGGCTACCAGCCGGCGTGGCGGTGCTCACGGCCGGAGTGGATCTCCAAGTGGATCGGGCGGAGCTGGAGCTAGTGGGCTGGGGACGCGGCGAGGAGTCGTGGTCGGTGGAGTACCGTGTCTTTCCCGGGGATCCCAGTGCTCCCCAGCTTTGGCAAGCGCTCGAGGAGTATCTCAAACGAGAATGGCTGCACGAATACGGTATCAAGCTGCCGGTGGCCGCCTGTGCGATCGACTCGGGCTTCCACACCCAGGCGGTGTATGAGTTCTGCCGGACGCGCTACGGGCGGCGCATCTTTGCCATCAAGGGCAAGGGCGGTCCGCTGCCGGTGTGGCCGAAGCGGCCGAGCCGCAGCACGCTGGGTAAGACGCCGCTGTGGATTGTGGGTGTCGATAGCGCCAAGAGCGTCATCTTGAGCCGGCTCAAGATCGAGCAGCCTGGGCCGGGCTACGCGCACTTCCCCCTCGAGCGCACCGAGGAGTTCTTCGAGCAGTTGCTCTCGGAGGTGTTGGTGACGAGCTACGCGCGCGGGGTGCCGGTCCGGGAGTGGCGGCGCAAGAAGGGTGTGCGGGGTGAGGTGCTGGATGCGCGGACCTACGCCTACGCGGCGCTGTGCGGGCTGGTCTCGATGGGCTTCAGGTTGGACGCCGAGGCTGAGCGGATCGCTGCGCTCAGGCCGGCGGCGGAGAGCGAGGACAAGATCGCGGCACCCGTGCGCAAGGTGCTGCGCAGCCGGTGGCTCGAGTCCGGAGCGCGCAGCCTGTAAGAGCGTCACGATGGAAAACCGCGAGTTCCTCCAAGCGCGCTCGTTCGGCAAGGTTGCCGGGCCGGTGCCGGGGTGATCAAAGAGTTCTGCCTACCGGCAAGTTGATTTCGCATGATTCGCGAGCTACGGATTGGGTGGCGGCTGCGGCCGCTGATTGAACGATTCAAGGAGCTGACCAAAATGCGATTCTCGGTGAACGTTGCGATTCAGATGCTGGCGCTGGTGGCGCAAGCCATCAACGCGACTCAGGATTTATTGCCCGGGCGCGCCAAGTTCTGGGCCATGGTGGTGCTGTCGGTGGTGCAAGGCCTCACCGCCGTATTGGCCCACTTTGCCAACCCGGACGGCACGCCGGCGGCAGCGCCCTACATCAAGCAGTGAAAGTGGCAGACTCTGTGCGCCTGCCAGCTGGTGGCTTGCGGTCGCGGCCGGGGGCGAGGTACACGCCGCCAATTTCGACTTCGTCCTTTTTCATGTCTGCCTCCTGGGGGTAGGTTTGTTTCACAGCGACTCCAGTCATCGCTCAGCTTCGGCGGAAAGGCAAGCAGAATCTGACAACTCGATCTCGCGCTGTTTCAAACAGATGCGGGTGCGGATGATTTAGCGGCGATGTACACCGAAGAGCAGCTTCAGGCCCTGCGCGACGCTCTGGCGGGTGGCGTGCGCCGGGTGCGGTTTGAGAACCGCGAGATTGAGTACCGCAGCATCGAGGAGCTCAAGGCGGCCATCGCCGCCGCCGAGGCCGACGTGGCCAAGGCCAGCGGCAAAACGGCGATCCGGCAGATCCGGATCTGGACCGAGAAGGGGTTCTGAGGCGTGGGCTGGTGGAAGCAGCTTCAGGCGGCGGTCAGGGGCGCCCCCTGGACCCGGCGGCGGGCCGCGGCTGATTACGAGGCCGCGGCGGCGACGCGCCGCACCACCGGGTGGCTCCCGGCGACGAGCGACATCAACACGCTCGTCTTCCGCAACCTGGACACGCTGCGCGCCCGCTCGCGCGACATGGTGCGGCGCAATCCCTGGGCGGCCAATGCGCTCGATGCCTTCGTGGCCAACGCCATCGGCACCGGCATTAACCCGCAGTCGCTGCATCCGGATGCGCGGCTCAAGGAGCGGATTCAGCAGCTGTGGCTGCGCTGGACCGATGAGGCCGACGCCAGCAATCTGACCGATTTCTACGGCCTCCAGACGCTCGCCTGCCGCGCGGTGATGGAGGCCGGGGAGTGCTTGATCCGGCTGCGGCCGCGCCTCGCCAAAGACGGCCTGACCGTTCCGTTGCAGCTCCAGCTGCTCGAAGCCGAGCACCTGCCGACGGGCGAGACCCGGAGGCTCGCGAGCGGCAACTACCTTCGCGCCGGGATCTAGTTCGACCAGATCGGGCGGCGCGTGGCTTACTGGCTCTACCGCGAGCATCCCTTCGATGCGCTCCACCCGATGGCCTCAACCGAGATGGTGCGCGTGCCGGCCGATTCGGTGCTGCACCTGTTCCGGCCCATTCGGCCCGGCCAGTTGCGCGGCCAGCCGTGGCTTACGCAGGTGCTCATCAAGCTCTACGAGCTCGACCAGTACGACGACGCCGAGCTGGTGCGCAAGAAGACGGCCGCCATGTTTGCCGGCTTCATTTTGAAAAACGCCCCCGAGGACCAGATGCTCGGCGAGACGGTGACGGACCAGAGCGGCACGGCGTTGGCGGGCCTCGAGCCGGGCACGCTTCAGGTGCTGCTGCCGGGCGAGGACATCAAGTTCTCCACACCGGCCGACGTGGGCGCCAGCTACGAGACCTTCATGCGCGTGCAGCTCCGCTCGATTGCGGCCGGCATGGGCATCACCTACGAGCAGTTGACCGGGGATCTGACCGGCGTCAACTACTCTTCGATCCGCGCCGGGCTGCTCGAGTTCCGCCGCCGCTGCGAGCAGTTCCAGCACCAAGTGATCGTCTACCAGTTCTGCCGACCGGTGTGGCGGCGGTGGATCGAGGCGGCGCTTTTGAGTGGCGCGCTGCCCAAGCAGGGCGACGTGGCGCTTTACTACGACGCCAAGTGGATTCCGCCGGGCTTTGCCTGGGTCGATCCCTTGAAGGACATCAAGGCGCAGATCATGGCGGTGCGCGCAGGGTTCAAGAGTCGCGCCGAGGTCGTCTCTGAGCAAGGCTACGACGCCGAGGCGATCGACCGCGAGATCGCGACCGATAACGCCCGGGCCCGGGAGCTGGGCCTGAGCTACGACACCGACTCGGGCGGCGATAGCGACCAAGCATGATGCGACGCGAAGAAGTTCTGCGCTTGTTCGGCGCCAAGCCGCTGCTCGTTGAGGCCACCAAGCTCGATGCCGCTTATGGCGCAAGGAAGCCGTATCCGGTTCAGGAGGGCGTGGCCGTCATCGACATCGCTGGTGTGCTCGCCAACGAGCCGTCGCTCTTCGATGCCATCCTGTTCGGCGCCACGGCCTACGGCGAGATCCTCGACGAAGTCGAGCAAGCGATCGCCGATCCCGAGGTGCGCGCCGTTCTGCTGCGCGTCAACTCGCCCGGCGGCGATTCGGAGAACGCCTTCGAGACCGCGGCCGCGCTGACCGCGCTGGCGCGCCAGAAGCCGATCTGGGCCGTGGCCGACAACTCGATGTTCAGCGCGGCGTACTTGCTGGCGACGGCGGCCGAGCGGATCTATGTGCCCGAGTTCACCGGCGGGGTCGGCTCGATCGGCATCTACGCTGAGCACCTCGATTGGAGCGAGTACAACCGCAAGCTGGGCGTCAAGGTCACCTATATCGCCGAAGGCGAAGGCAAGACCGATGGCAATCCCAACGAGCCGCTGTCGGAGGCGGCGCGGGCGGCGCTTGAGGCCGAAGTCCGGCGGCTCTACGGGCTGTTTGTCGAGGCCGTCGCTCGGCGGCGCGGTTTGAGCGAGCAGGCGATTCGAGACATGGGCGCCGCGCTCAAGTACGGCCCCGAGGCCGTCGCCGCCGGCCTGGCCGATCGCACAGGCACCTTCCGCACGGCGCTCGCCGATCTGGCCGCATTCGTAAAACCGACTTCCATTCCCCAAGGAGGCAGACGTATGAACGAAGAACCGGTTCGGGCCGAAGCGCCCGAGCCCACCATCGACCTGGAAGCGATCCGCGCCGAAGCGCACCGCGAAGGCTACGCCGAGGCGCGCGAGATCGTCGAGCTGTGCGCCCTGGCCGGCCTGCCGGCCAAGGCCGCCACGTTGCTGGCGCGTGGGGCTACCCCCACGGAGGCGCGCCAGTACCTGATCGAGGCCCGCGCGGCCGAAGACGCCCCAGAGATCCGCTCGCATGTGATGCCGGATGCGGGCACGAGCGCCAAGGTGCCGCTCGAGCAGAATCCGGTCCTCAAGGCCGTCGAGCGGCTGGCCAAAGGAGTGAACTGACATGGCTGCCAAGACCGAATCCAACTACCTCGGCGACTGGCTGAAGTTCGAAGAGGACAACCTCTACAGTCGCGATCAAGTGACGGTGGCTTCCGGCCAGAACCTCAAAACCGGCGCCGTGGTCGGCATCGTCACCGCTACCGGCAAGGTCACCCAACTGGCGCCTTCGGCGAGCGACGGCTCCGAGAACGCCGCCGGAGTGCTGCTTGGCGATGTCGATGCGAGTGCGGCGGACACGCCGGGCGTGATCATCGCGCGCCATGCCATCTGCTCCGACAAGGGGCTGGTGTGGCCGAGCGGGATTACGGGTCCACAGAAGAACACCGCCCTGGCGCAACTCAAGGCCCTGGGCATCCTCGTCCGCGAAGGAGCGTGAGCCATGCTGAATCCTTTTTCTTCCGACGCTTTCGACATGGCGGCCCTCACGGCCGCCATCAACAAGATCCCCAACACCTACGGGCGCCTGGAGCAATTGAACCTGTTTCCGCCCGTCGGTGTCCGCACGCGCACCATCATCATCGAGGAGATGAACGGCGTGCTCAACCTGCTGCCCACGCGTCCGGTGGGCTCGCCGGGTACGGTGGGCAAGCAGGCGAAGCGCAAGGTGCGCTCGTTCGTCATCCCGCACATTCCGCACGACGATGTCGTGCTGCCCGAAGAGGTCCAGGGCATCCGCGCCTTCGGCTCGGAGACCGAGATGGACGCCCTGGCGAACCTCATGGCCCAGAAGCTTCAGACCATGCGCGCCAAGCACGCCATCACGCTCGAGCACCTGCGCATGGGCGCGCTCAAGGGCGTGATCCTGGATGCCGACGGCTCGACCCTCTACGACCTCTACCAGGAGTTTGAGATCACGCCCAAGGTGGTCAACTTCGCCCTGACCACCGCCTCGACCGAAGTGCTGCTCAAAGTGCTCGAGGTTCGCCGGCACATCGAGGACAACCTCAAAGGCGAGTTCATGACTGGCGTGATGTGCCTGTGCTCGCCGGGCTTCTTCGACGCCCTGACCACGCACCCCAAGGTCAAGGAAGCCTACCAGCGCTGGCGCGAGGGCCTGGTGCTGTTTTCGGACAACCGCACGGGCTTCACCTTCGGTGGGGTGACGTTCGAAGAGTACCGCGGCCAGGCGACCGACTCCAGTGGCGCGGTGCGCAAGTTCATCGCCGACGATGAGGCCCACTTTTTCCCGCTGGGCACGGCCACGACCTTCCGCACTTACTTCGCCCCGGCGGACTTCAACGAGACGGCGAACACCTTGGGCCTGCCGCTCTACGCCAAGCAGGAGCCGCGCAAGTTCGGCCGGGGGACCGACTTGCACTCGCAGTCGAATCCCTTGCCCATCTGCCACCGGCCCGAGATTCTGGTCCGGGCGACCAAGGCCTGAGAGATGGCTGATTGGGCGTCGCTGGTGAACGGGCTGAACGAGCAAGTCTTGGCTGCCTTCGGTCGGCAAGTAATCTACACCCCGCAGGCGGGCTCATCGTTCACGCTGACTGGCATTGTGGACCAGGCGGCTCGGGCGGAGGACGCCGCGCCGGGCACGTATGCGCTGCTGTTCGTGCCGGCGGCGGCTTTCCCGGATCCGCCGGCGCGGGGCGATGAGGTCAGCCTGGACGGCGCGCTCTACAAGGTCGTGGATCTTGCAGCCGACGCCGAGGGCGGCCTCCGCCTGGTGCTGCATTTCCACCGGGCGGGGTGACGCCGAGAGCGAGCGCGCCGCGCCCACTGCCGCTTGTAGCATCATAAGTACATGAGCAAGACTCGCGGGATTCAGGATTTCGTCCTGGAAGTTAAGTTCTACCGTGAGCAGGATGGCCGCTGGCTGGCGGACATTCCGGCGCTACCCGGAGTCACCGCTTATGGGCGCACGAAGAAACAGGCTTGCGCAGCGGCGCAGGCGCTGGCCTTACGCTTGATCGCCGACCGGTTGGAGCACGGGGAGGCTGTGCCGGGCGAACTTCAGGTGTCATTCGTTGCCGCCTGAGTCTGCGGGCCGCTGGCCATCGGTCAAAGCTTCGAGAGCGCTGGCTGCCCTGCTCCGCATTGGCTGGCGGATCAAGCGGCA